GTCCCTCCTCTTTGGCGAGAGATGGTAGAACGCACCTATCCTAAGTCTGCAGTGCCTTGGGAAGCAGAAGCAACCTGGGCAGGTAAGACTGAAGGTATGACTGCTGATGCCTTAAATGCTTGTGCTGCTGGTCAGATGTGGATGGAATATGAACCAACTCCACTGACAAGAAAATATCTGGTAGAGCAAGGTTATATTAAATAAATAAACTTGCCATGCCTCTTTAAAATGGATACCAATCCAAAGAAAGAGGAAACCAAAAAGGACAACAAATTTGAGTGGGCGGATGAGGGTGTATCAACTCTCGTCCGAGTTATCATACTTGGTTGGTCAGCAGCAATTCTGACTCTTAATTATGTAACTGTTCCTGGTATTCCTCAAAAAAATATCGACCCAACGTTTATCGCTTCAGTATTTACTGGAACCTTAGCAACATTTGGAGTAATGCCCTCCAAGAAAAAGGATGAAGATAAAACTCCTACATTACCGAAAAAAGATGAGAAAATTTCTTAGTTTAATTTGTTTGCTGGGCGTCATGTTTATGGCAGCACCAGTGTTTGCGGTTGATGTTGTTATGGGTGCTGGGGGTAACTTAGCATTTGAACCTAATGAGATTACAATCTCTGCAGGTGATACACTACACTTTGTAAATGAGGCACTACCTCCTCATAATATTATTGTTGAAGCACGTCCAGATCTTTCAAGAGAGTCGCTGCTTTTTGCCCCTGGTGAGTCCCAAGATATTGTATTTGCTGATGCTGGTGAATATGAATTCTGGTGTGGACCACATAAAGGTGCAGGTATGACTGGTACAATTCACGTTGAATAATGTGAAATAATTTATTGGACATATATGAACTTAATATTACATCCATTACAAAATTCAAATGACCCCGTCTGGAGTGTGATTATTTCTATAATCATTCTCTTGGCGGGGGTTTTTTATTATGTCGTATATATAATGCGTATAGCATTTGCTGAATTAGACGATGGTGGACCAAATCAACCAGAAAGATGCGAACCAGGACCAGCAGATAGCACTCCTGACACACAGGATTGAAGATGCTGAAAAGATGGCAGAAGAACTCCGTGATAGAGTTCGTAAACTTGAAAGGTGGGTTTGGGGTGCCGGTGCAGTTATTTCAGCCGCAATTACAATTATCGGTTTAGCAATGGCAGCAGATGCCAAGGAGATTACATATGGGAGCGATGACACCACCAAGCAGGAAGTCCTGCTACAACTTCAGAGTCACAGAGATTAATCGTGTTCTTGATGGCGATACTATCGATGTCACTATTGACCTCGGGTTTGATTTATACAAGAAAGAAAGAGTTAGAGTTGCAGGCGTTGATACGCCAGAAAAGAGGACGAGAAATCTAGAGGAGAAGGCACTTGGAATCGACGCAACCAACTGGCTCAAAGAGAAACTGGAATCGACTATCGCTGGTGATGATGAGTTGTCTGTTAGGACTGAACTTGTTGGTGGCGTGGGGAAGTATGGTCGTCTTCTGGGCTGGTTATACATTGGGGACGAGTCAGTGTCACTCAACGAGCAAATGATTACTGAAGGTTATGCTCACGCATACGATGGAGGCACCAAGGATATGAACCTTGAAGCACTTCGTGAAATACGTAGACAACATGGGACCTTAGTAGAATGATGAATAAGACACCGTTTAAGTGGGTTGCATTAAGTATTGGTGGTGTGGTTGCTGTAGCACATATTGGTGTGCTAGGGCATCTTATGAATATGAATAAGAAGTATGCAGACCGTCCACAATACCCTTCAATTAATCTTCCTACAGGTGAATACTCATCTTATGATGTCAACGTAGGTAAAGATGGATATACTATTAAATATAAAGCAAACGACCCTGCTATTTTAGAATCTCAAAGATCATTATCTTCAGATACTGATAAGAAAGGACTCTTTGGTGGTGGTACTGAAAGTCGCCGTGAGTGGCGTAAAGATCAATTCACTATGGATGGAACTAGGAACATCGGTGGAGGTGCCGATGATGAGGGAAAGTTGAGTGCAAAAGACGTGGAGTGTATCAAAGCGGAAGGTGGAGCTCAAGCGCAAGGTGCAATGGTAGCGACAAGCGTCGTCGCTAGTGCTACTCCAATGCTTACTGGTATACCTTATATTGGATGGTTAGCAGTTGGTTGGGCAAACCTACTAGGACAGAATGCCGGGTCTGCAGTTGGTGCTGAGGTGTCATCAATCTTTAATGACTGTTAGTAAAATGAATTTTGAATTAGATATGGAGGATTATACAATCATCCTCAATGCGCTTCATTACTATAAAAAAGTTGAGAAGAAAGGAAACTTTCAGCAATATGATAATGAGCGTATTAATAAGTTGAGAGACAAAATGGCATATCAATTAATTCCTTCAGCAGATAGTGGTAATAGATTATGATGAGTGGAATATTTGTATTTGGATTTGTTCTGCTACTCACGATAGGAATGGAACTTACTTGGCCTGTTAAGAAATGAATTTACTATTACGTCCTCTAGATAATCCAG